GCCGCGCGGGAGCCGGAGGTTTTAGACGATCGCGTTGTCGGCGCGGATCGTGAGGGTGTAGGTGGCCCAGCGCGCCGGGGCGCCGGTGAGCGGGTCGTCCCACTGGCGCGGCGCCATGACTTCGTCGACGCGGTAGCAGACGACGCCGAGCGTTGAGGTCTTGGCGAGGGCGTGCAGTTCGCGGCGCACCTGCTCGCCGCCGGCGGCGGTGGCGGGCTCGTCGGCAGCCCAGTAGAAGACGTCCAGCCGTGGCTGGTCCCGCACCGGGCGGAGTTCGGCGCCGCCGATCTGGCGCACCTGGATCCACTCCGCGGGCCGCGGGTCCGGCACGCGGGATGCGACGGTCAGCGTCGGGTGCAGGGCCTGCAGGCGAGCGATGACGAGCCCGACTGCATCCGGGTAGGCCACGGTCACCCCCTCGCCGCGTCGAGCGATCCGCCGAGTACCCGATGCTTGGCCTCGAGCTTCAGCGCCTGCGGCGACCGGGCAATGACCGCGACGCGGGCACGGGGCGCCCGGGTGTCGGAGCCCTCCTGCACCACGTCGACTTGGATCTCCTTGCCGAGCCCCGCATAGGCGGACTCGGCAGTGGACGCGACGCGGGTTGCGCGGCGCGCGAGTTCCGCGTCGACCTCCGGCGAGGACCGGACTGCCTTGATGCCGCGCAGGCTCGGCACGTACCTGATAAGCCTGGCCATCAGCCGTCAACCAGCCTCAGTGCGATCTCGGCGTGGTGGAACGCGGTCGCACCATACGCCGGGGCTGGCGCGCCGTCCACCTCGAACGTCAGCGACCCGAACACGATGCGGTCGTAGGCCGAGATCCCGTCCTGGTTGGTGAACAGTGTCCAGTTCCGCACGACCGGATCCCGGCCCTCCGCGAGCGGCTCGGTCGTCCGGTCCTGCTGCATGCGGCCGGCGATGGTCGCCCCGGCGCCGTAGGTGCGCGTCTGGTTGCCGTAGCTGTCCGTGGAGACGGTCGGCACGATCCACGCGACGCTGTGGATGAGCGTACTGGCGGGGAGCGCGGCGGTCATATCTCGACCTGCACGGTGCTCGCCCGCCGCGGGCCGTAGCCGGCCTGCCGCAGCTGGTCCTTGTCCTGTTCGGACAGTCGCACCGTGACGCCCGCGCTGCCTCCGTCGACCTGCTGGGACATCTGCCAGGAATACTGGCCGATCCGCTCGGCGGACATGCCCTCCACCAGGGAGGGCGCGACCAGAACTCGCAGCACCGCCCCGCAGGCGACCGCGACCACGTCTGCCGGTACGTTCGCCTCGCCGTGGTCGTAGTTGATCTCGTACGTGTCGGGCAGTTCCTCGCCGAGCTCCAACGTCGGCAGATTCAGCCAGATGTCGGAGGTGAACGGGGCGATCTCGATGACGTCGATGCCGTCCCAGCCCCAGGAGCCAGCGGGCAGCACGATGTTCGGGATGCCGGCCCAGCCGAGCGCCATGACGCTGTTGACGGCGGTGACGGGGCGCTGCGGCAGGCGGATCGCCGTCCCGACCGGGCGCAGCCGCACGACGTCGCTGGTGACCGCGGTGAAGTCCTGCTTCGTGTACGACCGGATGAGAGCCGAGATGTCGGTCAGGTAGGCGGCGGCGCGCGTCGCCTCCGTGGGCGTCAGCGACCGACCAAGGCGCGCCTCGAGATCGGTGGTAGTGGCAAGGTCGGTCACCGCACCTCCCTCAGGTAGTCGCGCATCCGGCCAGCCGAGGCGGCGGCCATGTATTCGTCACAGCGGGCGATGTTGGCGGGCGTCTGGTCGCGCGGCGCCTCGGCATGCCACAGCGCGATGACGTCGCCTTCGCCGTCGGGGCGACCGTTCGGGTACAGCGCCGCCAGCGCCACGCGGAACGCGGTGTCTTCGCTCCCCCAGCCCTCGAAGCGTTCGTCCTCACCGCCGACGTCATCCCACACATCGGCCCGCATGGCGAGGATGCCCTCACACATGCCGATGCGATGCGCCCGCGTCTCGGCATATAGCTCGGGCGTAGCGCCGCCGAGCACCCGGGCGGTGTCGTTCTCGCCGAGGACCAGCGTGCCGGCGTACACCGCGGTCCACGGAGACGCCTCCAGCCGGGCGGCGATCCAGGCGAGCTTCTCCGGCGCCGGCGGAATGTGATCGGCGCCGAACATGGCGAGCACATCGCCTGCCGCCTGTTGCCTTGCCCGGTTGAGCGCCCGGGCGACCGAGAACGGGCCTTCCGTTCGGCCATCGCTGGAGACGCACAGTTGGACGTCGAGTCCCTGCCACCGGAGTCGGTTGTAGTGCCATGCGCGAATGCGGTGCTCGTCAGTGCTGCGCCACGGGACGAGGACCGAGATCATCGGCGGTCCATGATCTTCGCCCAACGTGACAACATCTCGCGGATCGGGTCCGGCAGCATCGCCGGAATGCCGCCATCGGCGTCTACGGACCGCGCGTATTCGTCGATCACGTCGTCCGCGACGCCGAGCCGGCGCAGGCCGACCCGGTTGATTCCGATCGCCTTGGCGGGCATGCCGACCACGGTCCGGAACGGCAGTACCGGATGCACGGCCGCCGCGCCCATGCCGACCATGGCGCCGGGTCCGATCTGGCCCCACTGGTGCACCTGGCAGCCGAGGCCGAGGAACGCCCACGACCACACGTTGGAGAACCCGCCGAGTTGCGCCCCGGTCGCCAGCGTGACGCCGTCCTCAATGATCACGTCGTGGCCGAGGTGCGATCGGGCCATCAGATAGCAGTCGTCGCCGACCCGGGTGGCCTGCTCGGTGCCGGCGTTGACGGTGACGAACTCGCGGATGACGTTCCTGTCGCCGATGACGACGCGACCATCGCCGAGCTCCCCATCCCACGCGACCGGCAGCGGCTTGCCGCGCCACTCCGCCGGAGTGCCGATGCAGGCGTGCGGTGCGATCCAGTTCCCGTCGCCGATAACCGTCCGGCCGGTGATCACCGCGTACGGTCCGACCACGTTGCCGGTGCCGAGCTGGACGCCAGGCGAGATGATCGCGGTGGGGTCGACCCGGTTGCCCGGGTAACACATGTCGAAACTGGTCACGGCACGAGCACCGCCCTTCCGGCGATCTGCCGAACCGCCTCGCACCAGCGCGCCTCGTCCTCGACGAGCATCCGCTGGTGTTCCTCCGCGCGGGCCAGGGCCGCCTTGCGTGCCTTGGCGTACGGGCCGGGCAGGGCAAGAGTCCGCAGGGCCCGGACCCAACCGTCGACGTCCTGCCAGTCGACGAACGTGCCGGCATCGCCGAGGTTCTCGACCAGGCCGGGCGTCGGGTGGGCGATGACCGGGATGCCGGCGGCAGTGGCCTCGGTCGCGACCCGGCCCCAGGACTCGTAGTTGCTGGGCACCATCAGCACGCGGGTGCGGGCGTACACCTCGTCCCGCATGCGGGGCTGCGGGGTGTGCGGTAGCACCTCGACGTTGGGCAGGTCCTCAACCTGCTGGATGCCGTACGCGCCGGTCACGCCGAGGAACTTCGTCTTCGGCATCCGTGCAGCGACGGCCCAGAACGTTTCGGCGCCCTTGCCCATCTCGAAGCCGGCGCCCATGTCCTCGGCGAGCTTCTTCAGGTTGACCAGCGTCACCCGNTCGCCGGTCTCGTCGAGCGCGTAGTCGGCCCGGTCGACGAGCGGCCGCACGATGACGGTCCGCGGCTGCGGCCGTTCGTTGCGGCGGTGCCAGCCGGCGAGGTCGTCGGCCATCCACTGGCTGTTGACGACGACGAGATCCACGCGGGCGCCCCAGAAGTGCAGCAGTTCCTTCGACGCCTTGAACGTGTTGTGGTGCACCAGCGCGACGGGGATGTCGTTGAGGTGCCCCAGGTAGGCGGCCACCTCAGAGTTCTCGAGGTGGGCCACGAGGACGTCAGCGGGCAGGTGCCGCATGTGGCCCGGCTTCTGACCGGCCCGCGGCCACACGTGCACACCGTCGTGCCGGTACGGCTCGCCCATCTGCACCGACAGCGATGCGTGGACATCGTGGCCCGCCCGCACGAGGGCGCGGAGCATGCCGTGGAGCATGGTCTCCGCGCCCGCGTTACGGACCGGGCTGTACTGGTGCGCGAGCGCCAGCACCTTCATATGCGCGGGCCTCCCAGGTCAGGAGTAGGTGTAGCCAGCCGGGCGCAGGACGAACCACGGCCACCGGCTGGTGACCTCG